TTTTTAATTTTCTGTCCGATATAGCCATTACCAATTACAACTAATTTACTCATTGCTATCTGGATTGTTTTTTTGTTCTTGTGTTGTGTCAAAAAAATCTATTTTTCCTACACGTCGTAGTAAGGTTTCAATTGCGTCGTAATCTTGCGGGGTCTTACCTGCGATAATTACTACACTTTCTCCTCTAGTGTCATAACCGAGTAAAACAAAGCTCTTAAGAAATTCAGAAAGGTAATCATTCATTACCGATAAATCTTGCTCGTTGTTCTCAGTAGATTCTGCAGCACTAATACTAGATTTTAATAAACTATCAAAGTCTTTTTGGGTTTTTTTATTCACTTAATTGGCCTTATGTTTCGTTCTAAAAGTTTTGTTATAATAACTTCCATACTATCTGTTTTAAGCTGTAGATTTTTAAATTGATTACCGTTATTGAATTCGAACATAAGATCTCCGTACCAATCTTTATTCATGTAACATGTAATATACAATGCTGCCTCTTTCGGTTCTAGCATTACTGTCCATCTACGAGGATCTAAAGTACTATACTCGCTAAAAATTCTATTTACTATATAACCGTTATCTCTTAATCGTTTAATAAAATAACCGCAAGTTGTTACTTTGTTCTTTTTCATTAACTTTTAAAACTTGTACTTACAAACGTTAAGTCACAACCATCAATTATAATGTTTAGCTTGAGCATCTTGAACTCATTATTTATATATACTTTACATTCATCAAAGTTCAATGTAGATATAAGTCTAAACAGCTCTGCATCTAAGATTAACTCTCCAGGGATTGATTCCCCTGTAAAGTTAGTTCCAATCGTAGTAGTGTAGCTATCAACGTTTTGTAGTTTTTTATCAGTTAGTTCTGCGTGTACTTCTTTGTTTTGACTAGAGAGGTAAATTTTACTATTTTCAGTAACAAACGGTAAAGCTTTAAGAATAGTATTATTACTTTCTCTCGTGAGAGTAAATTCAGACCAATTTTCAATTTTTTTGATTCTATCAAAATCAAACGGACTTTTTAATGACAAGCTGTCGTCAAATAAATGATACCTAAATTTACTACCCTTACCACTGTTGTAAGTAATACAGTTATTTTCATATGTTAAATTAAAGTCATCTTCATTCAGACAAGATAAAATCTTAATTAATTTTACAGTATCTGGTAAACATAATAAGCATCCTTCCGAAGAGCTGTTTTTTATTTGATAGCTCGCTTTGAGAAAAATATTTGAATTATTATGTACTACAGTAGATATTTCTTCTAATTTCTCATCTTGTACTGTAAGAGTACAATTAGTAGCTAATCTCGATATAGGATTAAGGAAACTCTTAATGAAGTTATCTCTATTTTGAATCGGTAGAATCATTATTTTCGTTTAATTTGATTCTTATAGTAATCTCTTTTGCGTTTTTTGCAACATTACGTTCAATTAGATTTACAAACTTAGTCACTTGTTTTTCTAGATTAGTAACTCTGTCAATCAACGGAGATAAATCTTGTTGTTCGATTTGTTGCACGGGTTGCGGAGCTATGTGGTCAGTAGCTGGCAATGGTTCCGGGATTGGCGCTGGTGGTGGTGGAGGTACTGGCGCTGGTTGGTTGTTATTATAAATTTCTTTATTTAAATGTACCTCTCCCATAGTAGCAGTTTTTTGTACAATACCTTTATTAAGGCTATAAGCTTGAGCATTTAAAGCGTGAAGTAATTGTTTTTCGCGTACTTGGTCTAGTTGTTGTTTTTGTTCTGGAGTCACAATATTAAGTAAAGGGGAGGTTACCCTCCCCAATATATTTTTAATTATTTTTTTAGTCCAATGTATCAAGTAGTTCCTTCACTTTATCGGAATCTACACTCTCATCTTTAGATGAAGTACCTACATCACCAAAATCCAGATCATCATCGTCATCATCATCTACTGCTGCCGTGTTCGTACTAACAGGTTCTGGAGCTACTGCTGTATCATCTTTCCCATAATAATGCTCATTAAGCATCGTTACAAGTTCATCGTAAGACTTAACAGGGTATACTTTATCAAGCTCAAAAGCCTGATCGTACACCGCGGTTACCGCATCACCAGTAACACCAGGTATATCAGATGGACTGGCAAATCGTGAAGTAACATAACTCGGATAACCTCCCTGCTCTTCAACTTTAATACGAAGATTACAACCAGTAGGGTATGAGAATATTTTCTCCCCAAACTCATCCGCGTCATCTCCTTCAATAGCTTCCATAATAATTTTATGTAGCTGCTTACCAAAGCGAAGAATCTTAACCTTACCTTCATTTTCAGGATTTTCTGGATCTTTAACTACATAAACATTTATCAACCATTGCTCTCGACGAGTTAATACTTTAGCTTTTTCCTTCTCTTCTTCAGTACCTGTTCTCATGATCCTAAAACGCGCTTCTGCGATCGGATCGCGTTCACCCCAAGTTTGAGGGCTAATAGAGCTTTGGAACTGACCAGTAGCTTCACTTACCCAACCATGAGAGAAATAATGAAAGAACGTTTTACTAGGTTCTGGTGTATAAGGTAACAACCTAACTGTATATGTGTTACCGGTTTTCAACCGCATAATATTGCTAGTTGTACTGCTTGACTGCGCTGGCTTAGCTAACGAGTCCTTTATTGATGCAAACATGCTATTTGTCATTTTCTTAATATTTTGTTTATAGTTTTTATTAATTTTATACTCAACGGTTTGATTTTCTTCGAAAAAACGAGTCTCGATCTCAAACTGCTCAAAAGATTATAGAAGTTTTTACAAACAAATTCAACTGTATTTTTTTCTAGATTTATACTTTTTTCAGATAAACCTAAGCTAAGCAAGGAGTAATAACAAATACGACCGTCTTTCAAGTCGAGTATATATTGAGGGTAGAGACCTTTTTCTATCTTGAGATAATCATTACAATCTTTAAGTTTACGATCAAAACAAACTTGAAATATGTGTTTAAAGCTATTTCTTAATTGAGTTATATTATAGTTATGATCTGGTTCGGTAAGCTGTATAGACTCTATATATTTTTTATATGAGCTAATTGCGTTAAAGGTTGTAAAGAATTTTAAATTAATGTATTCCTCTGAATACATTTTATAAGGAGCAGTAAAATACATATGAGGGTCAATCTTTTTATTGCTCAGAATATGACTTATTTTCTTTATGTAGGTAAATTTCTCGTCTGAGAGATTGTCGAAATTTTTGCGATATCGGAAGCCTTTACCGTCGCGAGAAACCTTTAAGAAAGTATTATAAATGTTTTGTTCATATACTGATAACTCGGTCATAAAGATATAGAATGCTTTTTAAGATATTTTGTTATGTATTTGCTTTTATACAGATACGGCTCATGCTGTAAAAATAACTTAACTAAGTCAAAATTACTTTCTAATAATAATATATCTTTAAATAGATTTCTATATTTTTTTTCTTTAAGAATTAATAAAAAAACATTCGCTAAATTTATTTTTTTATTTTCGCAAATAGAAATAAAACTACACAAACTTAAAAACTTGTGAGTTAAATCTTTTTGCTCTAATAATGTATACGGATTATCCATCTACTGGTACAAATTCTTTACTTAATGTCAATATGACATCGTTTAACACCCCGCCAGCTGCGTACTCGTGACCACCTCCGTCGCATACTTTTTTAGCAAACTTACCCAAGTCTAAGTCTATGTTTCTATTTTTACGAAAATAAACTCGCTTATTGTTTAAGTTTATTAACATACAAACATCACAACCTGAATTATCGATTATATGCTGACCTATATCGTTTACATATTGATCTACAAACGCGCTTACAAAAGTATATTTCTTTTTGTTCACAGGTAAATCACATGTAAATAATTGCAGTTTTTCTATTATTTTTTTAAATTTATAAAAATGATAACTAATTATTTTATTTTGTTCATTATTAAAGCCATGAAAACCATGCTCAAAATCATTAACAAAATTTTGTAATTTGTTACCATTCTTATACCAAAACAAAAAGTTTAACTTATTACTTTCCGGAAATTTTAATTCATAACAATCATAATCATTAACTAGAGCGACAAGATGTTTTTGTTCAACAGTAAGATTACCTAGCAACTCTCTAGTATTGTAATGCTTATATAGGAGCTTACTACATGATTCCGCTTTATGATCAATATAATACTCTGCAGTTTTATATATATTTGCGTTATGGGTTTTATGGTGATCAAAAACACACACATTCTTTTTATCAATAAGGTCGTGGATCTCAGTAGTGTCTAAATCGAAAAAATATACTCGTTTATAATCTTCAAGCTTATTATGGTTTAACCAGCTTAAAAACTTTTCGCGAATATTACTAACCTTAAGCGTTTTGACTTTTGGTTTTTTTTGTTGAGACCAACTATGTACTAGATAACTACAAGCACCATCTAGATCCATATCGGTAAAGACTATTTCTTCACTCATTACCATCTTTCTTTTTTTCTAGAATATTACCATAATGAGGCCAGCAGTAATCATGAGCAGTTTCACTTACATACCTCCACCGAACAATCCCGGTATCTGGGTTCCGTTCGTATATTTTAGGTTTGTCTCTTTTTACCTGCATTATTAGTATTTACACCTGTCTACCGAATTGTACAGCGTCGTTTTCCGCAGCGTTAATCTCATCGTTTACATTTAAGTCATTATTTTCTTCAAGAGTTAAAGTTGTATAGTCAATACTCATACGAGTTGATCCAGTATTAGCTCCAAACCTATTTTTAATAATACCTATATGTAACGCATTATCTTCTTCGTCTTGCTCAGTTCGCCAAATACTAACTATAGCATCAGCGGTAGCTCCTAAACCATAACTCTCTCCTATCGACTCCAAGCCAGGCCCACCAGCATCATTATTGTTACCATAGCCAGTACGGTTTACCTGAGTAGCAGATATAATAGGGCATTCAAATGTATAAGACATTGCTCTCACCTGTTCTGATATATTTTTAATACGTTCATATGAGTTATTACCATATGTCGCCCCCATAAGGTTTAGATAATCTAATACGATAATATCGGGCTTAAATCCTTTATTGGTAAGTTTTTTAATATACCCTTCAAGTTGCGGTGGTGTAATAGAGTTAGGTGGGAACTCTTTAATTAACATTTTACTATCGGGATGCAATCTC